GGCCAATTGCAGCTTGGAGCGCAGCTTGTCCAACTGGGACTGAGCGTCGGCCAGACTCTTGACCCCGCCCACCACTGCATCGTTGGACTCGCCCTGCTCTTTGGCAAATTTCCCGGCGGCGATGCGCAGAGAGCCAATCACCAACTCCGTATTGACGCCCTCTTTCTCCCATTTGCCCAGCATGGCAATCGACTCGTCCAGCCCGAAACCCATCTGACGCAACGGCGCGCCAAACTGGACCAGCTTTCCGGCCAGGCTGTCCAGCCCAATCCCGAAAGTCTGTCCAGCCCCAAATAGTTTGTCCATCAACCCAGAAGATCCTTCGAGGGTGACCGACCAATCACCCATCACGCGGGTAATCTCGCGCACCGCCGCCACGCCGTCGTCGCCGGTGATGCGGGTCATCTTCAAAATCCGAGAAGAGAAAGTGTCCAGCGCCGGGCCAGTGGCTCCCGTGCGCGTGTCGACCTCGCCCATCACCGCCGCAATATCGACCATCGACCGGTCCAGCCCGGCCACCGTCCCATGCAGGGCCACCACACTGGCGCTCATCCCGTCCAGGGCGGCCCCGCCAGCGCCGGTCATGGCGATCAGCGTGTCCTGGGCGTCGTCGAACTCCTGGGCCACCCCAAAGGCGGCAGCCCCCACCGCGCCCAGGGCCGCCGCCCCCGCCGTCGCCCCCGCCACCAGCCCCACCTTCAGCACGTTGCCCAGCCCGGTCAGCCCGCCGGACAGCCCGCCCGCCTGTTTGCGCAGCCCGCCCAGGCTCTTGTCCAATTCATTCAGCTCAGCCTGGGCCTCGTTGCGGGCACGGATGAGGATGTCTAAGTTTGCCATTTACCGTCTCGCTGACTTTGCCTTCATCTCATCCAAGCGCCGCCGCTGGGCTGTCCAATGGGCCTCCGCTGCCAGCCGGGTGCGCAGTTCGTCCACCACATCCGCTGGGGTATCCTGCAGCTCTGCCCAGCTCCACCCCATCATCCGCATCATGCCAATCTCCGCCCCATAGCGACCGGGGTCGGCCACCGACATGTCCAGCATGATGGCCCGCTCGATGGCGCTGGCTAGGGCTTTTTTCCCCCGTCGCTGGCTCCCTGGCCCAGACCACCCAGGGCCTTCATCACAGGGTCCAACACTTCCGGAGGCAGGGCCTCGATGTTGGCCCGGCTCACAGGCCGCCCGTCAAAGCCCGGCCCGTCCCAACTGACGGTAGCCGCCGCCACCTTCTCCAACGCCAGTCGCCCTGGGTCGATGTCCAGGGTCTCATTGCCCTGGTCATCAATGCGCCCCTTGGCTGCCAGAGAGATACAGCGCTGCCGCTCCCCATAGGTCAATTTGCGGATGACCACGCTGTTCTCCGCGTCAACCTCCACCGTCACCGTCTGCCGGTCGAAAAAACTCATAGCATCTCCTAGGCCGCCGCCGTCGCCATATTGTTGGTCAGGGCCGTGGCAAAATAGAGCGAGTCCGCCGCTCTGTAGCGGGCCTCCCCACTGATTTGGATCGTCGTGTTATCGTTGCTGTTCTGATACTGCCCCATCGACGTATGCAGACCGGCGATGTCGAAGACCAGCAGCCGGGTGGCGTCGCTGCCCGCCGTGGAGAGGCGAATCAATCGAATTGCCTGGCTCTCGAAGGCGGCCCGCTCCGCGTTGGCAATCCCCCCGCTCTCCAACTCCATCGTCAGGCTGTAGGTAACATGCGGGCGGGTGTACTTGATCGCCAAAAAGTAGAGGTTGCCATCCCCCACCATCACCGCCCGAATGCCGCTGTTATAGGTGATGCTCGCATCCAGCAGCACCCCCGCCTTAGCCGTGGCCCCAAGCGTGCCGCCGCTGGCGTCGATGGTCAGCACCGCTTTAGAAAAGAGCGCCGACTCCACCGTCGTCTGGGCCAGCGAACCGGTCAGCGCCGCCTCGGTCTTCTGCCGCCCGATCCAGTTGGCGCTCATCTTCCACGCCTCGCCCTGCCGTCCGCTGGCCGTCCAACTCTCCACAAAGCTGTATGACATCTCATGTCCATCCCCGGCAATTTTGTTCCCGCTCTCCAGGGTATAGGTCTTGATCGTCTTGAGCGTGGCTGTCAGCGGTGGCGCATAGGCATAGACATACGGACCCACCCCCGACGGCGTGGCCGCCTCGATGCTCGCCTCCAACAGGTGAATGAACTGCTCGAAGGACAGGTCAGTCTCCGGCATAGACAGACGTGCCCCCAGTTGGGCCGTATAGTCCCGGGCCGTGGGTACCAGGATACCGATGGACTCGTCCATTCCCGGCGAGGCGATCACCCGCGTGTCCTCGATGTCGGCGGCTGGTCCCCGCCATACCTTCACAGCGGCCAGGGCGGTCCCTGCCGTGGTCTCCCGTGCGAACTGAATCGTATTTGCGCTGAACGCGCCGTAATTAGCCATTGCTCATCTCTCCAATCAACTCTCTGGCCCGTTCCTGCCAGGCTGAAACTTTCTCGACTGTCACATATTGCAGCAAACCATCCAGCGCTGCGTCCACCGCCGCCGGGTCAGCCGCCGCCAACAACTCCAGCGACCCGTACCCTTTCTCCACCAGCGCCGCCGCGGTGCGCCCCCCAATCCCGTCAATCGACTGCAATCCTACTGCAGTAGACACTGCCCCACCAGGTGTGTAGAGCATTCGACCCGCCGGGCTGTCCAACGCATCCCGGTGAAGTTCCGCCTCCTCAGCCGTCAAATTGCGGGCGGGCACACCGGGCAACCAGTCCCCCCCGCCGATGTAGATCATCGCTCCTGCCATAGTTGCTCCTATTGCATCTTGATCGTGACACGAAAATGGACGCCGTAATGCTCACTCACCCCATACTCCAGCGCCCCCACCTCGTAGCGTACCGGGTAGACAATGTGGGAGACCGTGCCCCCCAACGTCGGCGACGCCTTCAACACCGACAGCACCGCCTCCGGCCAGCTTTTGGCCCCGTTGACCACCGTGGGCAAATCGTTCTCCCCCAGTACAATGTCAACGCTCAACACGTGCAGCCCCGTGTCCAGCCCGCCGGAGATCACGGACATCTCCCCGCTCTCCAAATAGCAGAGCGAGCAGGGAAAGACCGTCAAAAATTCGGGCGGGTCACTGTGCACAGTCAGCCCGGCAATCGTATCCAGCGCCGTATTCAGTCCTGAAATCGCCGTGGCAATCGTCACCGTATCGCTCCTGTAGGTTGAGCCTGTCGAAACCTAACTGTCGTATGCGGGGAAGACATCCAGCGACCGCCCATGCAGCGCCGTCGCCTCGTCGTAGAGGTCCCCGCCCCCCTCCACCTCCGTATAGCGGACAGTTGTGCCACCGGAGGAAGTGGCCCAACCGTCAAACGCCGCCCGCACCTGCTCGATGGCCGTAGCCACCTCGGAATAGAGCGGAGACCAGACTGTCAACTGCACCCGTGGCCGCCTGGGGTCAATCCGCACCCCCATCACCCGATAGGCCGGGTCATCGATCACCTGATAGACCCCCGCCGGATAGGTCGGGGCCTGGGGCAGCAGGCCCGGATACCAGCGTGTCGATAGCAGAGCGGAGAGACCGCTATAGCTGGTGAGGCGGGTATACAGCAGCGTCTCAATCATCGGGCATTCTCCCTCATCCATTTTTCCAGCAGGGCCTGGGCCGCCTTTTCGCCCGCCCCCCGCTTACTGTCAAAGCCCAGGCGGATAAAAGGCCGGGCCGCGCTGTGCGGCCTGCCTCGCTCCACAATCCACCCATAGCCCGCCTTGCCCAGGTGCAACACCAATACCTTCTCGTTGGCTTTGCGCTTGCCCCGCTTCCAGCCAATCTGGCTTTTCAGCAGCCCCGTGCGCACCGGGGCCAGCCGCTTGATCTCCGCCTCAATCGGCTGGGTAGCCGCCCACGCCAGGCTGTTGAGCAGCTTGCCCTGGGTGGCTTTGTCCATCGTCTCCAATGTCTGGACCAGTCCATCCAGCCCCGCCAGGTCAATCGAAAAAGCGCTCATGCGTCCTGCACCTCCGTACACGTCAACACAGTCTCTCGCCGGTTCGTCGGGTCGTGGGCAATACTCTCCACATCAAAGAGCCGCCCGTCCCAGCTTACCCGCTGCTGGGCCGTCACATCCCGCCGCCGAATCGTAAAGCGCACAGCCGCCACACTCTCCACCTGCTGCGCCGCCATCGACTCCCTGCCGTCTGCCATCTCCACCGCCGCCCACACGGTCGCCGCCGTCGCCCAGGACGCCACCGGCTGACCATAGGCATCCACCGACGGCGTGTTCGTCTGTATGGCAATTCGATGGCGCAATCTCCCGGCTCTCATCATCCGTCCCTTATCAACTCCCCTCTCCGCTTTTTCAGGGGGAGGGGCTGGGGGTGGGGGTTCTTATACTCTATCCATCAGCAGCAAACTCTCATAGGCCAGCGGCAGCTTACTCACAATCGTCCCCACCACCACGCTCTCCCGGTTTTCATACAGATGCCCCACCAGCAACAGGATCGCCGCCTTATAGCGCTGCGGAATCGCCCCCACCGTCGCCCACCCGCTCACATAGGTGAGCGTGATGGGGCTGGCCGGGCGCAAACTCGCAGTGGGCCAGGACGCATTGTGGGCCAGATAGACCCGGCCCGGCGTGCGCATCGTCTCGACCTCGTAGTTGGCAGCGTCCCACACCGTCACGTTTCCGTCCGTGTCCGTATAGGCAATGCTCGTCACCGATTGCAGAGGAGGCCGGGGCAAACGGATCGTCTCCCCATCCGGCCAGCCGTCCAGAATCAATTTCCAGGTAGTGGTAAACAGGCTGCGCCCGTTGATCTCCTCAAACGCCTGGCGTGCCGCCACAATCAGCCCGGCAATCAGCGTGTCATCGTCCGCCACATCCACCCGCAGATGCGCTTTCGCTTCCGCCGTCGTCACCGGTTCGCTCTCCGGGGCCGTGCCCAGAATCAGTTCGCCATCGTTCATCGTTTCACGCCTCCCAGACTAGCGCCGGTTGAGTAGGCTGGGGCAGTTTCCAGCCGTATCGAAACCAAGCGGGTCAACCCAGAAACCCGATAGCATCGGCGATCATTGCCTTCGCCGCCTTCTGGCTCACCCCCAGCGCCTTCGCCAGCGCCTTCGGATCAGCCCCGGCCAGGTCCGCAAAGTCCCGAATCTCCAGCCCGGCCAGCACATCCAGTTCGATGACGCCAATCCCAGAGATGTCGATCAGCCCCAGGCGTAGCTGTGGCGCAGAGGCGGGGAGAGGGTCTTCCGCCAGCGGCTCGGCCTTGCCCGACTGAACCAGCAGCAGCCCGGTGGCGTCATCCACGCCCACCAGGTCGCCCGGTCCCCGGCGCTCCCGATCTACGATTACGCCCTGCACAATGCGTACCCTCATCCCCGCCTCCTCGTCTATTTCAAAACGCCAATCGCCGTCACAGTCACAGCGCTGGAATTCGTCACGTCGGCATACAGACAGACCCAGCGCCCATACAGGCCAAACGGCTGCAAATCGCTGGCGTCCGCCGCGTTGCTGGCCACCACATTCACCCCGTCGTTGTAGGTCACTTTGTCGTTGGTAAACTGCAACGTCAACGTAGTGGTATTGGTCGTCCCCTGGTCGATGTTGTACTGGATGTCGGCGATACTGTACCCCGCCGCCTCCACACAATTCGAGCGCCCGTCCGCCGTGATCGCCGTCCCCGGCCAGAAGCTCGCCATCGCCCAATCCGCGCTGCCAGCCGGATAGACATTCACCGCCACCGGCGTCGGCGCCGCCGCCGGCGCAGCGCTCGCCTCAAATCCCATACTCATGGGAATCAACAGGGCCAACAGCAGCGCCACCGCCGCAAAAACCAAACCAAATCGTTTCTTCATTTCATCCTCCAAAACTAGAGGAGCGGAGGAATGCCATCACCCCTCCACCCCTTCACTTTGTTATTCAAGTCCCCGGCACTTCAGAAAGTGCCGGGGACTTGGGCTTAGGCTTAGGCCACGGCCTTCTCGAAAGCGAACGAGGCCGCATGGCGCACATCGATGTCCACATCCTGCAAAGCCACCACCCGCACAGTCCCGCTGGTGCTGTGGGTGTAGGGGTCCACCAGGATGTCGATACCGCTCCACATCCCGATCAGCAGGTCGGCCCAGTTGCCGAAGAACATAAACGACTCGTTGCTGCCTGCGCCGCCCGTGGCGCGCACCTGGTTGCTCACCAGGGTCCGATAGCCGTTGACCGGCGTCGCCCCCGACTGGGAATCCCAGATCATCATGCTGTCCGTGCTGGCTACCTTGGAGGTCGTCTTCAACTTGCCGCGCACAGCAGCGTTGGTCACATAGGCCAGGCTGCCAATGTCAGCGTTGGCCGTGGCGACGGCAGTTTCCAGCCCCACCAGGGCCGCCCACGTCCACGCCCCCACGCCGGGCGCGCCCACGCCACTGATCAGCTCGATGCCGTCCGGCTGGTTGGGGTCGCTGCCGCTGTTGCCGTGCAGGGCCGCATAGTCCACCGCCAGCCCCAGGGTCGCCATCAGGTCGGCCCGCACGAATGCCTCCACATCCAACGAAGACTGGATCAGCAGCCGCCGGGTGAAGTCGGTGTAGGCCCCCAGCGTCTTGGGCGTCAACTCCACCTGCCCAATCGTCTGCTGGCTCTCCGTCGGGCTGCTGCCCTCGCCCACCCAATAGGCGGTCGCCCCGCCCGTCTGTTTGGGGATGTCCACATTGCCCACCAGCCCGGTCAACACAGTCGCCCCGGCCTGGCGCACAATCACCCGGTTGCGCAGCAAATCAATAAAGCTGCTGGCCAGCAGGTCCGTCGAGACCAGATTGCCGCCCGCCGACGCCGTGCCCACATTGAGGTCACGCTGCTCCAGCACATCCGCCGGCACAAAGAACCCCCGCGGCTCGATGCCGAACCGCTTGTGTACAGCCTCACTCGCCTCCATCTCCAGTTCCGCCCCCCGCCAGGCGTTGCGCTCGCCCCGCTGGGCCGCGGTCATGGCCCGGATAGCGCGCACAAGGCTGTATTGGCGCAGGTCAGTGCCGCCCATCCCGATCTCCGGGCTGGGCTTGGGGGCCTTGTTGCCCTCCCGATCCTCCGGGGGTAGCGCCTGCTCCAGCGCATCGCGCCGACGAATCTCATTCGCCAGATTCTCGGCCCCGGCCATAAAGCCGTCAAAATCCCGGCTCTCCGTCTCACTCATGGCCCGGTTCTCACCGTCCACAATGTCCTGCAAGTGCTTCGCCTTGGCCAGCGTCTCCGCCCGTTCCCGGCGCATCTCCAAAATCTTCTTGGCCATCGTCATCCTCCGTAGGTGCGGTTTTCGTCCGCACAGCTAAACGAACTCTGCCATCGTCAAACGTAACCGTCGCAGATTGCGCGCCCGCGCCACCTGTCCATCATCCGCCTGTGCCGTGGCCCCACGTACACCGGCGGGAATTTCCACCTTATCGCCCATCCCCTCACCCCGCACGCCCACCGTAGTGCTGCTGTAGGCGGGGAAAGTCACAGGCGAGACCTCATACAGCTTGACCTTTTTTAGCGTGCGCACGAGCATCCCGTCCGCCTTCTCTTCCCACTCATCATCCAGGGTGCGGAAGCCAAAGGACATCTGGTCCACATCCCCACGGGCGATCAGGGCCAGGGCATCCCGCCCCCCCTGGGTATCCGGCGGCCTGATGCGTACATGTAGCCCTACCTCGTCCTCCACCAGGCGCAGCGTCCCGCTCTTCGTCCGTCCCAACACGTGGGCCTTGTCATGCTGCCACAGCGCCCGGATGTCATCCTCGGCCACGCTCTCCGCAAAAGCGCCAGGCGCAATCTTCTCCCGGAAGCCCCACAACTCATTGCTCAGCGAATTGAACATAGCCGCATAGCCCACAATCTCCGGGGCTTCCCCGCCCGTATCCGCCCGCAGTTCGCTCAGCTCAAAAATTCTTCGTTCCATTCTGCTTCTCCTTATCCTCCAGAGACTATCGAACAAACACAGTTATGTGTTACAATTCCCTCAGCCACATACCACCCCCGCTCAGTCTGGAGATTGTAGACAAACCCATGAAACGCATCTCTTTGGATGCTGACGATCTCATCCGCAAATACCTGGCCGGGCAACCCGAAAACGCCCTGGCTCTCGAATTCGGCGTGTCGCGCAACGTGATCAGACGCCACCTGCTCGAAAACGACATTACCCCCCGCGGGTTGAGCGAATCTCAGTTCTTGCGCGCCGCCCAACGGACCGCTGCTGAACGGAAGGCCAACGCCGCCGCCGCCCACATCGCCGCCACCGGTCGCGAGAAAACTTTCGCCGAACGCTGCCTCACCGCCCAGACCCGCCAGGCCAACGGCGTCCACATCTCCCACCACGAACGCACCCTGGCCGCAATGCTCACAGCCCGTGGCCTCGATTTCATCCAGCAGCAGGCCATTGGTCCGTATAATTGCGATCTCGCTGCCCACCCCGTCGCCGTGGAAGTGTTCGGCGGTCACTGGCATTGGAATGGTGATCACCTGCGCTCTACGCCCAAACGTTTTGACTACATCCTCAATGCGGGCTGGCATATCCTGGTCATCCCGGTCACCGTCAGTTCCCCACTCACCCCTGCCGTCGCTGATTACGTAACTTCCGTCATTGAGGAAACCCGCCGCAACCCACCCCCCCGGTGTGAGTACCGGGTGGTTTGGCGTGCAGGTGAGTTTGTGACCGCTGGCAGTCTCGATGACGACGACATCTCCATCGAACCACCGTTCGCTAGTGGCCGTGACCCGGCCACCGGGCAATATACGACCATCTCCCGTTAGGCAGCCATCGTGTACCGGCGGGTGAAAAGTACTCCTTCGTACCTTCAGCGCCGTCTCTGCCCCGTCGGGATGAAAATCCCCCGCCGGCACAAACGCATCCCCCCGCCCTACCACCTTCCCGTCCAGGCTCTGACAATAGGGGCAACTCTCACTGCCCCCGGCCACCCAGCGCAGCAGCGTCACCCCCGCCAGCCCATAGGCCGCCAGCGCCAGCGCCGAAACCGAGCGCACAGACTCCCGCGCCCCAGTCTTGCCCGCCTCTGTCTCTTCCCAGCCATCCAGCCGACTGCCGAGAGCCGTAGCCCCGGCTTCCAAATCGTCGTTTTCCCGTAGCAGCGCTTCCAACTCATTGCGGTTTCCAATCGCCCATCGCAGAGCCAGGCTCTCCACAAAACTGGCAACCTCGGCCAGCATCGCCGCCTCGTGGCTGTCCAACTCGTCATCCAACTCAGACGCCACACTCGCCAACACCAGCCGCCCGATAGACTCAAAAACAGGCGACAACTGCCGCCCAATAAATCCCTGATGCTCCGAATAAAATTCACCCAGCCACAGGAGGAAGCCCTGCAAATCATTGCCCTTGACCAGATACTTCTGCACCGCCCGCCGAATGTCGTTCGTCTCCCGCCGCACCACACGCCCCGCCGCATCCTCGATCAGCGGTCGCTGGGTCTGGGCCAGCTTCTGCCGCTCCTTCCCCACATCCTCCGCAGATCGCCGTTCTCTATTCGCAATTCGCAATTCGCTATTCGCTATTCCGTCCCGTTTCCCAGCCGACGGTTGGGGCGTGCCCAACTCCACCATATTGAGCGGCGACAACCGGGCATCCCCACCCGCCACCGGATTCATATTCTCCAGCTTCAGCACGTCGTTGACCGACAGCCAACCCCACTGCCGCCCCACCGCATAGCCCGCATACCGGGCCGCAAAATCGCCCCGCAGCAGCCCATTCACGGCGTGCTCAAACGACTGATTGCGCTTCTCTTTGTCCAACAGAAGACCGCGCCGCAGACTCTGTTCAACCGAAACCAGCCACGGCTGCAACGTGTAGATGACGTGTTCCAGAGATTGTTGTTCGATGTTGTTGTTCGTCGATTTGGAAAGGTCCCCCACCATGTGAGGCTGCAACCGGAAAATGCGCGCCATCTCGCCCAGCTGGAAGACCCGGGATTCCAAAAACTGCGCCTCCTCCGGGGGCACGCTGACGGGAGAGTATTTCATCCCCTCCTCCAGAATTCTCAACCGGTGCGCATTGCTCAGCCCGCCGTGGTCAGCGTTAAAATCTTTTTCCAGCCGCTTGATCGCCTGCTCGCTCAGCCGCCCCGGATGCTCCAACACCCCCCCCGGCCGCGCCCCGTTGCCAAAATAGGTAGAGCCAAATGATTGCAG